AAAGGTATAAAGATTTGTATACAGCACGACTATTGCCGTGTTCTAATATTACATCAATTACTTGGTCTTGAGGAATAAGGAGCCCCCTATTCTGAGGGCTCCCTATTGCTACTTCGTGATAAAGTTCCACCTAGAACCTGTCAAATGTAGTATCGCTAGTGGGTATTGGCGATCCATTTTTAACTGGTGCTTGGGTGTCATCGTGTTCTACAATGAATTTATTGGTTTTCATGTATTGAACATAGCTGTCTAAATCAGCTTTATCCTTTTCCGTATTTTTAACCACTTTAGGGCATACTGTTGTATACGCCTTTTGTGCTTTATCATTCCACTTTTTATAAGTGAAAATATAATACGGGTGCTTGTCATTTTCGGGATTAACACCGTAATTGTGGGCAGTAAACGATTCGTTAAATAAAGCAGCAATATCTTTTACTTCTTTATCATTTTCGTCTACCCATTCGCCCTTAGTGTTAACTCCACCTGACCAACCAATAGCATCTGTAAAATACAAGATTCTTTTTAACAAGCTACTTGATCCTTTAATGGTTCCATCAGCTTCTCTGTCAAACGAACCTAAAAGGCTGTATTTCCAGGGATACTGTGAGTTTCCATTTCTAAAATAGATTTCTAGAAACATATCCATTGTTGGATAATCTTTTGACTTGTCTACAACATCGGTTACTGCAACTTCTTGAAAGCCAAGAAACGGTGCAGTGCCAGTGCTGTTATTCGATTGCTCATCGAATGAACCTCTGAAAGGCATAGGCATCTCCTATTCTTCTTTGTATTTTATTATCTCATTCATTACGCTACTGTAATCAAATTCAAGGACTTTCTGGGCAAGTGGCTTTAGCCTGCTGCCTACAGTCCTTTCATCATAAGCTTGAAAAGAAATATAGAACTTTCCATCTTCTTTACTAGCTGTAGCGTACCCTATCACATCTGCTGTTGCAGTTAAAGCATAAGAGAGACCTCTTGGTAACTCTGGCCCTAACTGACTTTTACCGTCTGTTATGACAGTTGTTTTTGCGTGTGAAATAATAACTAGGTTTCTTCCTAGTGCTTTGCACAACGCTTGAAATTTCTTGACAATATCAAGATTTTTCTTTCTTGCTTGGGCCCAGTCTGCACCCCATGATGCACCTTCACCCATTGCGGCTTGTCCACGTTCATCACAGACTTCTGCTTCTATCCATCTGTTTACGTGGTCTATGGTGTCGATAACGATTGTATCGTACGGAAGGGATTTTAGGTTTTCTTTTAGCCAAAAGTACACTTCTATCATAGAGTATACTTCCATTGGCTCACCTGTTTGTTCTCCAACTCTGTGGTAGTATCCACGTTCATTGTTAGGAACAGTTTCTATCACAGGCTTACCTCCTTTTGTTACTTGTTTTCCATCAACCATTTGCGGTCTGGTAGGTGTATTTAAAGAAGTAACTGTGACAGTATTTGCATTGTTAACAAAATCAGAGCCAAGGTCTGTATCTATTAAGAGACAGCCTTCTGCTCCTTTTTCGCTCCATCGACTAGCTTGTGTAGTCTTGCCCGTTTTGGGCTGACCGATAAAATACCATGTCAGCCCACTAGGCAATTTAGACCAATCGGTAGAGACTTTTTTGACTTGAATATCCATAGTCTTACCTTTGTGTTATTAGATTGTCAGTTCGCATTTGTAAGGGCATTAGCCCAAGCCAAATATACTGATAATAAGGTCTATCTGCAACAACATTAAATACCTGATCAACACCTAATCCACCTACAACAGAAGCTGTGAATATTGTATGCTTCATTGTGCAGGGCTCTGGTTCTACTTTATGTGTTGGTATCCAGGTATCAAGGTAGTTGTCGTCTTTTTTAGTTACTGTAACTATCTCCATAGCCATAGCACCCATACGTAAATCAAGAAACATCTTTCTATTTGGTTGTTCTAACCATTTATTATAAGCTGTTAATCTTGATTCCATATCATCTGTGCAAACAATCATCTTTGGGAATGTAGGACTATTATCAGTATAAGCTTCATTATAAAACTTCATTCCTGATGGATTGTGCGTATACATTTTAGAGACATTGCCTGCTATTTCAGCCTTGCTTGACCCGAGAGCGTTCTGGGGATACAATGTGGTGCTTAAATTATGCTCTTCTAGTGTATCATAATCCCAGCCTACTATGCTTTTGAATCCCATAATAGAAAGCAGAGGTACCAGCTGTGAGCCGATACCTCCGAGTCCTACAATACCTATTTTGTTAAGCTTGCCTTGAGGAATAAGGTCTTTATTACGCAGGAATCTATTATCCATAGTAACCTCCATAACCATATCCATAGTTATCAAATTCACCATCATCCATAAGCTTTAGAATGTCTAAAGTACTGATCTTGTATCCTTTTAGAAACTCTTCACAAGCTGTATCTGTTATTTCTCCTTGGTCAAGTTTCATTAAGATAGCTTCTACTTTAGCTCGTTGCTTTTTTGGCATTTTCTCTAATATATCCATTCTCTCTTGGTCTGGGTCAGGAGCGGTTCCTATTCTATTTACGTGAAATGAATCTCGTGCATTTACTGGCATCCGTGTATTCCCATAGTTTTTCCAAAGAGTTGTTTGATTTTTGCCATAAGTAGTGACAGTTTTTGGCTTATTTTTCTCGATGATGTCTGCTTGTTTTACCCAGTCATTTTCTACTTTGTATTCGGGTAGTTGTATTTCAATGTTATCTTCATCGATTATTATAGCGTGAGCCTGTCCGTATTGATCTACGTAGCTAAACCCAAATGCCTCACTTGCTTTGCCTGCACTTGCCACAACTAAACTACCATAAAAACCTTCTACTGGAGCCATTTCTAATATGGTATCTTTATCTGTTCCTGACAGAAAAGCACCCATTGTATGATGGCTATGTATCAATCCCATATAGCAATGTTTTAGAGATGGGTATTTTTGATAGGTTTCTTTAAGAATGGATGCTACATCTTTAGCGTCAAAATCAGTAGATGCTGCGTGACCTAAATCTAATGGATGGAAATGTACTATCTTAAACTCTTCTGGAAATCCATTTTCATCAGTTTTTATACGATAAAACGCTGGGCCTGACCATTCTATGTTTTTAAACCTAGTTAAAAGATAGCGGTACTTGTGTACTATCTTCTTGGGTATTATTAGCTTTACTTCCATAATGCAACATACCTCCTTCTTTTATTATTTGTTTATTTAGTGTTTCTTGATTTACTGTTAGTAGCTGTCCGTGAACTTTTTTCTTAAGATTCTCATAGATAGTAATAAGTTCTTCAAATGTCTTAGGATATTCTTTTACTCCTAATGCTTCAAGATTATCCTTTAAACTATCTGTGTCGTAGATACCCATATGTTGCAAAGCATTACCACAATTAGTCAAATGCCATTTACGACCTTTTTCGTGCTCATAATAAAAAGATTCTTTAGTCTTTTTATCATATATTTCATCTACATCTAGAGATTCTAGTTTTTCTCTTACACGCTTATTAAAGTTTCTTTTAAGCTCTCTTCTTGCTTTCCACTCTTTTTCAGCATAAAGCTTAACTGCTCCTTTTATTTCATTCTGAATATCTTCGCTTAAGCGTTTATCATAATAATCTACAGAACCAGTTGAAAGCCTGTATTTTGTCTCATATTTAAGAGTTAGTTCAGCTAAAGCTTTATTACCTTGAATGATAAAAGGTACATACTTTTCTACATATTCTTTAAGTATGTCACCTGATATCTCTTTTATATATTCTCTTAAAGCTTCTGAGCTTAAAGGGCTTTTGATAATATAGTCTATTTGAATACCTAGATATCTTAATAGAGATAAATTATGATTAAAATAATCACTAGCAAGAAAATTTAAATAAGGTGTACTTGCGTTAATAAACCTTATAAGTCCATTTTCTGTAACATTTTTTATCATAGGAAGTTGTTTAGATGGGTCAATACCTGCATTTATTAAATTCCATTGAGATCTATCTAATCTTCCATACCTAGCAGTAACCAGTCTAAAATCATCAATATATCCGAAATGTTTACTATTTTTTAAAGGATGAGAGGATTTACTTGCAAAATCTTCATAAACTTCATTACACATTAGCCCTATGAATCCAGCTACTAGTAACTCTGACCTTCTATCTTCTGACTTAACCATCCATAAAAGATGATTTTTGATAATATCACTAGAAAAACTTGAACCAATATTATCCATTTTGTACTGAGCTGCGTAATATTTATCTGAGTCTATTTCTCTAGGCTTAACTTTCTTTCCTTCTGGGGGATAGTATGTTTGCGTTTGTGGTATCCTATTAATATTATAATAAGGTGACCGAGCATTCCAGGTATTTAAGAATTGATTAGCATCTTTTAACCACATTATAACATTTCCCTGACTTTTGGTGACCATCATTCTATTTTGATATTGACCTAAGCAAGGTTCACTATTTGATATATGAGGATGTCTTGCGGGTACCATTTGATTCCAATCAAAGTAGTCTGTTAATGAATTATAATACCAAGTTCTTCCCGTATCATCAAATTTCATATATACATTACCCAAATCGTGGTAACGTCTAGCACGTAACCTGGGTCTTTTCATATTTAATACTAAAGCATAGTCTTCTTTGCCTAATGGATCATCATCATATCCATCAATGGCAACTATACCATAGCGTTCGTTAGGGTCACTTATCATTTTCCATAGTAGTGACCAGTATGCCT